TTAACACTATTCAGACCGGAGCTACACTTACAACTAGTGGTGTTGTAATAAGTACAATGGCACCTGCAGACCCTTCTTTACAAGATAGAAGAAGAAAATTAATTATGACAACAGGAACTGTAACAGTGAGTATTACATAATGGCTAAAAGTTATTCAGATTTTTTAACACAAGTAAGGAATTACACTGAGGTAAGTAGCACTGTTTTAAGTGATACAATTATTCAAGATTTTATAAGAAGTGTTGAATTAGATATTGCAGGTAAAGTTGATTATGACGACTTAAGAAAATATGCTACTTCCAATTTAACAGCAAATAACAGATATGTATCCATGCCATCAGATGCTTTAATATTAAGATCTGTGCAAGTTATTGATGGTTCTGGAAATAGAACTTTTATGGAAAAAAGAGATACAAGTTATATATCAGAATTTAATGGCACAGGAGCTACAGGTACTCCTAAATATTACGCAAACTGGGATGATTTTAACATTTTAGTTGCACCAGTACCCGCTACTGCTTTAGAAATACAAATAAATTATATAAAAGATCCACCACAATTTACTTCAAGTAACCAAACCTTTATAGCTAAATATCAAGAGTCTATGTTATTGCATGGTGTATTAGCAGAGGCTTTTAGGTTTTTAAAAGGTCCTATGGATATGTACAATCTTTATGAAAAGAAGTACAATGAGGAAGTACAGAATTTTGCCCTACAACAAATGGGTAGAAGAAGACGAGCGGAGTATGATGATGGTGTTCCAAGAATAAAAATACCTTCACCTTCTCCAAACACAAATTAATAAGGAGAATAATTATGGCAATAACAACAAACGCAATCTGTGATTCTTTTAAAAAAGAATTACTACAAGGAAGTCACGATTTTGATGCATCAACTGATACATATAAATTAGCGATGTACACAAGTTCAGCGACTTTAGGAAAATCAACAGAAAACTATTCAACAAACCCAGGTGGTGGCTCTAACACTGAAGTAACTTCATCTAACTACACAGCGGGTGGAAGTGCTTTGGTAAACCAAGGTGTTAAAGTTTCATCTTCAATAGCTATTACTGATTTTGCTGATTTAAGTTTTCAAAACGTAACTCTTACTGCAAGAGGTGCTTTGATTTACAACACAACTACAAACGGTGGTTCAAACACTACTGATGCAGTTGCTGTATTAGATTTTGGAAGTGATAAAACTGCAACAGCTGGAACATTTACAATTCAGTTCCCTGCATTTACTACTTCTGCTGCTATTTTAAGATTAGCTTAATAAAGGAATAAGATGATATGGCCACTGGATGGGGTAATAAAACATGGGGTGCAGACTCTTGGGGAGACCTAAGCGATACATCCGTTACCCTAAGTGGCCTATCATTAACATCAACTATTGGAAACGAAACCCAAGTAATTGATAACCAAGTAACTCTTACTGGACTACAATTAACTTCTTCTGTAGGTACTTCTGTTGCAGGTACTTCTGCTTTAGTCTCAGTCACGGGTAGCCTAGAGTCTATGGCTGTTGGAAGTGTTTCAACACCTATTGGACAAGACGTTGGTGTATCTGGTTCACAATTAACTTCTACTTCAGGAGCGGCAACTATTGATGACACAACACTAACCGGAGAAGGTTGGGGTAGAGGTGAATGGGGAGAGTTTGCTTGGGGTGATAATTTTTCAGTTCAAATTACAGGAATACAACTTACATCTTCAATTGGTAATGAAACATCATTTACAGATGTTACTGTTTCAGCTACAGGACAGCAATTAACTAGCACTTTTGCAAATCCATCATTTTCAATTCAAATAGATCAAGATATATTTGTACTTGCTTCTGAAGATCAACTTGATGCGTTAACTACTGTGTCTACAGTATCTGCAGGTGCAAATGTAGAGGTTACTGGTGTTCAAGCTACGATATCCCAAGGAACTACTGTAGGAGGTCTTAAAACTCCAGTAGATGTTTCGGGTATTCAAGCTACAATGACTTTGGGTTCTATAACTCTAATTCAATCAACAAATGAACCTGTAACAGGACAGCAGTTAGCAATATCTTTAGGTACTGCTGCAGAAATACCAGGTCAAATAATTGGAGTAGGAGGATTACAATTAGCTAGCTCAATAGGTTCTGTAACAGCTAAAGGTACTGCAAATATAGATGTTACAGGCATACAATTAACAGCATCTGTTGGAAGCCCTATTATTACAGCATGGGCAGAAATAGATCCAGGTGTAACTAATACTTGGACTGATGTTGATCTAGCAGCTTAAATGAGGTAAAATTATAATTATTTAGGAGATAAAAATTTATGGCTTTTTCAACGGATTTAAAACTTGAACTTATGGTCACTGGTGAAAATGCCGGTACATGGGGAGATAAAACAAATACCAATTTAAATTTAGTACAACAATCTGTTGCGGGTTATCAAGCAATCGATGTTGCTAGTGCTGACGTAACTTTAGCAATGACAAATGCAACTATTTCTAATGCAAGAAATATGACATTAGAATTTACTGGAACTTTAGCAGCAAATAGAACTGTAAATTTTCCTGCAAGTATAGAAAAAGTATTTAATGTAATTGATTCAACTAACCACGCTGGTAATACTTTAACTTTTAAAGTTACGAGTGCGGCAGGTTTTTTATTGTGTGAGGGTAATAGTTATTTTTGTCATTCTAATGGAACAAATATTATTAAAGATTTAGAATTTAGAAAATGGAGAGCTATTACTGCATCTGAAACAATTCAAGCGGGTGCTCAACTTTTAGTAAATACAAGTGGTGGAGCAGTTACGGTAACGCTACCAGCATCACCATCTGCTGGAGATGAAGTAGCTTTCATTGATCAAGGTTATGATTTCAATACTAACGCGTTGACTGTTGGTAGAAACTCTTCTAATATAGCTAACGCAGCGGCAGATCTAGTAGTTAATACACAAGGTGCGGGTTTCTGTTTAGTATTTTCAGGAGATGCTACAACAGGATGGACGTACAAGGAGAAATAGAATATGTCAAATTACGAAGCAACAAAATACGATTTTACAGGAGCCAACCTTACAGGTATCGAGGGAATCCCTACGGCAACTATTGTTCCATGGTCAGCAGCATCAGTGCCAACAGGTTTTTTAGAGTGTAATGGTCAAACAGTTTCAAGATCAACTTACTCAGCTTTATTTGCAATCGTAGGTACTACTTATGGTGCAGGTGATGGTTCATCAACTTTTCTTGTACCAAATTTAGGTGATAACGTACCGGTTGGAAAATCTAATAACAAAGCTTTAGCTTCGACTGGTGGAGCAAACACTGTAACCTCAACTGGAAACGTTGCAGGTTCAACAGCTAATGCAACTTTATCAACATCTCAACTTGCAAGTCACTCACATAGTTCAAGTCCTAATTTTTTTGGAAGTCCTGTACCAGGTAACTTTTCAGGTGGAACAGGTATTTCATTTGGTAGAGTTGGCCCCGGAGCATTTACCACTGCTAATGCAGGTTCAGGTAGTGGACACGATCATAATATGAGTGCAAACTTTGCGGGAGATGCAACTTCAGTTCTTCAACCTTATTTAACACTTATTTATATTATTAAAACATAGGAGAGATTATGGCAACAAATTCAAATTGGACAGTAGTATTCGAAGACAAGTGTGTTATTAAAAATACAGGTGCTGAAGCAGGTACAGGTTATGTAATCAATGATGATGCTTTTTGGGCAACTACTGCTTTTCAAAATATTTGGGCTATTCAATCAGGTACTTCTAATTCTTCTGATGAAGTAGAGCACAGAGATGGAACAGCACATTGTTCTTTAGCAGACGAAGGAATTTCAATGCCCCAATTTATTAGTAGATGGGATGCAGCTCATTTAACTCAATTACAAACTAATTGGGATAATGATGACGTTGAAGGTGAAACTTCTGAAGAAAAAATTGCTAGATTAGGCGCAAGACCTACCTCTTATTCATCGTAACATCATCCAAGAAGTTAATATATATTTCTCACCCAACAATGGTGAGTTTCCTCTGTGTATATAAGGAAAGCCTGCAGGCCAAATAACTATGCGACCTGTTTTAGGTTTTACTCTTTTTGAAAAATGTAAAAATTCTGTCTCTCCACCTTCCTCAACATCATTTAAATATATAGAAAAAACAAAAGCACGAGCTTCATTACTAAACCCTTTACCATGCTCTATATGCCAAACATGATATCCTTCTGTAGGTAAAGTTTTTTGAATTTTTAAATCTGTAAAATGAAAAGGAACTCCGTAAGCATCAGAGGCTCCTGTATGTTGTACATAATGATTCCAAGCTAAATCAAAATTAACCATCATAGGTTTTAATGATTCCCACCATACATCAATATTATTAGGCGCTGCAAAATATTGTTGATCTTGTTTTTGTAATATTGATGCCTTTTCAAAACCCATTCTATTAATTGTATTATTAAATTTATTTTGATCTTCGTATAGATTAATTGCTTTATTACAGTCTTGTTCAGTTATATAGTTATCATATACACCTATAAAATTATTTATATTTACTGTTTTTTCATTCATTAGTGTTGTTTTCCTGTAGTTTTTAAAAACTTATCATAAGCATGTTTTGTATGAGGTCCATTTTGATTTACATAATGTAAAAATACTTGAGCCATACCTTCACCTTTGTATACTCCAGGCCTCCAATGTTTTTGTTCACAACCTGCATATAAAATTGCGTCACCTTCTTCTAATTCAAATGATGTACCTTCAATTACAATAGGCCAGTTATCTTCTTTTTTTATACAAGCAGTAACCGATATTTCACAAGAAGGTCTATCAGTGTGTGGTTTTAATTTTCCTCCAAAAATATAATATCTCCAATAAGCATAAGTAGGAAACAATTTTACTTTAGATTCTTTTTCTACAATGGGAAGTTTTATATCTAATAAAGAAGTCATTAAAGCATCGTGATACCAAGAGGGTGAAAAAGATTGAATGTCTCCCATATTATGATTATTAACCGTATCTAATTTGTTATAACAATATTTTTGAAGAATATTTAATTCATCTTGATTAAAAAAATTTTTAATTACTTTATAATTTACTGCAGCCATGCAACTATACTATACCTTGTTCCTTTCGTAATAGGTTTGATTCCATGTGGATACATAAAGTTACTAGGAAAAAACACCATTGATCCCTTACCAAGTTTTAATCTTTTTATTTCTTTTTCATTTTGATCAGTAAATATTAAATCTCCTCCTTCATAATCATCATTTAAATTTATAATTACACTTAAAGCTCTTACAGTTGTTGTGTAATGATCTGTATGAATTTCATATTTTCCCCCTGGGTTATATTTTAATAAGTCTATTTGATTTATTTTATTACTTGCCATTTTAGGAAATTTGGCTTTATACAGCACATAAAGTCTTTCTATTTCTCTTTTTATGTAGTTCCAATAAAAAATATTTGTAGGAGTATCTAGTTTTAAATGATAACCTTTTACGTTTCTTGTGCTTTTAATCAAGCCTCCTAAAACTTCTAAATTTTCTTTAGATTTTTTATTTATTAAGGGAACTATTTTATCTATAAAATCAGGAGAAATTATATTTTTTAACTCAACAATTGCTTCTAAATGGTCCATACTTTTATTGTCATGATTTTATGCTCTTTTATTATCTATATAATTAACATATTAGCAAGATGTTTAATTAATATTTAATTTAAGGTATAATATCGTATGCCTCTAACAAAAGTACAAATAGCACCCGGATTCAATAAACAAGTAACCGCAACAGGAGCAGAAGGTAAGTGGACTGATGGGGATTTTGTAAGATTTAGATACGGATTACCTGAAAAAATAGGTGGTTGGGAACAACTTGTTAACGCATCGTTAGTAGGTGCAGCAAGAGAGCAATTCATATGGGCTGATCTAGACGGAAGAAGATACGCTGCGATAGGTACAAACAAAGTTTTAATTATTTATTACGAAGGTGCTTTTTACGATATAACACCTTTAGGTACAGCTATAACTGGTTGTACGTTTGACACTGTAAATACTTCAGCTACAATTACTGTAAATAAAGCAGCACATACATTACAACCTGGTGATTTATTCACATTTACATCAGTAACACCTCCAGTAGGTGCTGGATATTC